CAAAGACCGCAACGACCACACCAACTATCTCGGGCAGCAATACAGCTGGGTGGGCTTCGACGAGCTCATTGAGTTCCTGGAGAAGCAGTACCACGCCATCATCGCCCGCTGTCGCTCCGGCGACAAGGTGTTGATGAAGATGCTCAAGCGTCGTTCGATGAGCAACCCCAAGCTCTCCGACGCCAAGGGCGAGAGCGTCGAAGTCGATGACCCCATGTGGGTCCGCCGCTACTTCGTCGACCCTGCCCCCGATGGCAACAAGATACTCCGCCGCAAGATCACACTGAAGGACGGCTCGGTAGAGAACTGGGACAAGCTCTTCCTTCCGGCGACCCTCTACGACAACCCCGACAAGGACTTCGTTCGCCAGTACGAGATTGAGCTCCGCTCTCGCCCCAAGCACATCCAAGACGCCTACCTCCATGGCAAGTGGGACTCGGTGGTGGGCTCGTACTTCGAGCACTCCTACAACCCCGACATACACCGCTGTCGCCCTTTCAAGATACCTCAGTCTTGGCCCATCTTCCGCTCCTGCGATTGGGGCTATGTCAGCGAGGGTTGTCTTGGGTACTACGCCTTAGACCCTAACGAAGACGTACTCTACAAGTTCTGGGACTGTGTCTTCAAACGCAAGAAGGTTACCGAGGTAGTCTCCTCCATCATCAAGCCCTTCGAGCAGGCCAATAAGCTGTGGGGCCCATTCAAGGGCTCCATGGTCTACGGTCCCGCCGACACACAGATATGGGAGGAAAGAGGTGAGTCCGCCCTTTCCAAGTACCAAGAGTTCGTGCAGAATGGTGTTGACTGGTGTTACGCGGACAAGCGCTCACGCGAAGACAACGCGCAGCGAGTGCATGAGCGTCTAACTGCACACGAGAACTTCAGCCGACTCCCCAAGCTGATCTTCTTCGAGAACTGCAAGGCATCTTATCAGGTGCTCTCTGCGATGCAGACGGACCCGAACAAGCCCACCGAGCCCCTGAAGGGTGGCTTCGATCATCCGTACGACGAGACGTCTTACGCATGCGCGTACATCCACGGTCGTGTCATCGATCCACCCAACTACAAGGGCCGAGTCGTCGAGAGAGACGATGATGAACCTCAAGACCAGTCTCGTGGTTCATTCGGTTACTGGCAAGGCTAACGAATATGGCTACTCGACAAGAGGCGCTTGAGACGGCAGCGAAGGAATGTCTTGAGCTGACCGTCATGGCTTACATTGGCAACGTAGATGAACGCCAGGCTCTTCGAATGATTCGCTCTAGGCTGATGCCTTTCTTCAGTGATTCGAAGGAGCCCGCGTAATGGACTCACTCAACATCGAAGTCTTCGAGGATCCTCAGCAAGACCTTGGCTATGAGGACACCGAGCTCGACGCTCAGCCTCAAGAGGAGCCCACCGAAGAAGAGCTCGTTGTGGACCCCAACTCGAAGAACATCGTAGCTGACCTTGAGCAAACAGATGCCGGCAAGAAGTTCCTCAGGCAACTCGTTGGAGACGTCCACGATGAGTTCATGCAGGCGTGGGACAAGAACTCGGCCTATCGCGAGAAGGTGGCGGAGGCGTGGCGAGTTCTTTTCTGTGACCTACCTCCAAAGTCGAAGCCTTATGAGAACTGCGCGAACGCAGCTATCCCTCTGGCTCTACAGAACGTCATTCGCCTTACGAACCGGATGACGACCGAAGTGTTCGGCGACTGGACCGAGCCGTTCAACTTCCTCCCGACGCATCCAGAAGCGGAACCTATCGCCCCTCTCTGCACCCAGCATTCGAACTGGCAGATCCGGGCCAAGATGCTCGGCTTCAAGCGGCAGATGAAGCGGGCCATCCTCATCTTCGCTGTCTCGGGGGATGTTGCCTGCCACTCGTACTACGACCCGGTTACACGCAAGAACATCCACGACGTCCTAACGTGTGATGACTTCGTTGTTCCCTACGCGCACGTGTCGGTCGAGCCTGACTTCTCGGACATCCCCTGGATTGCTCGCCGCTTCCCCTACTACAAGCACCGGCTCAAGCAGATGGGCAAGCGCGCCGGCTGGGTGAACGTCGATAAGGTCACCGCCTACGACGCTCCCGAGTACACGAACGGCCAGGTCGAGACAACGTTGCGAGACACCGTCGCCGAGTTCATGGGCGAAGACCCCTTCGGTCAGAAGAAGGGCGAGTACGAGATCATCCAGTACGAGGGCTGGATGGAGCTTCCCGGCATCGAGGACGAGCTCTATTGCCAGCTCATCTTCGACCTCTGCTCGAAGGTGCCGCTCAAGCTGACTGTGCACATGAAGGAGTCTTATGAGGAGAGGACTCGCTTCGAGGCTCAGACCCAGCAGATGCAGCAGTTCCAGCAGCAGAGCTCACAGCTTCAGATGATGCAGCAGCAGAAGGAGCAGACTGTTCAGGCTCTTCTTGGGCAAGCGCAGTCGCTGCCACAGGACAGCTCAGAGGTAGGTGGACTTGTTCAGCAAGCGCAGCAAACGCAAGCCCAGCAGTTGCCACCTCCGCCGATACCGCCGACTTGGATGGCTGATGGCCAGATGGAGCCTGAGCCCCCTCGTAAAGACCCTGTCTACATGTTCTCGCATGGCGTCTGCCTGGAGCCTATTCTTGGGAACCTGGGCGTGGGACTCGGCCGCATCGACGGCCAGCTCAACATTGCGGCGAACACTGTCTGGTCCATGTTTCTCGATGCGTCTGCGCTTGGCAATGGCAAGACGTTCATCACGGCTAGCAATGTGGACTTCAGTAGCCCATTCCGCATTGGCCCGGGTGTCATCAACAAGGCCAAGAACATCATGCCGAGCGACCTCGCCAACGGCATCATGCCGCTCGACTTCGGAGCTGCCAACCCGCAGCTGATCGAAGCCGCCGACCGCTTCATGCAGTTCGGCGAGCAGTCGATGGGCACCAGCGAGATTCTAGCTGGTGAACCTGGCAAGAGCGGCGAAACGGCTCGCGGCTTCCAGGGTCGAGCCGAGCAGGCGAACGCAATGATGAAGGTGCCGACCGATGCGTTCGGCGACTTTGCCAAGCAGGTGATGAAGAACAACTGCAAACTGAATGCAGTCTTCTGCAGTGAAGAAGAGATCTTCTACGTCAACCGCTACAACGAAGACCTCCAGATGCAGGGCGCGCAGCTCATCAAGATTGCTCGCGAGATGTACGACAACGAGTTCGACATCGAGCTCGTTTCCGATCTGCAGTTCCGCTCCCGTGCTCAGAAGGTGTCCGAAGCTGACGAGATTGTCCAGCTGCCGAACGCCATGCCGGAGATGGCCTACAACTACGCCTTCAAGTACCAGGCGATGCGTCAGGCGCTCATTGCTCGCGGTATGCACAAGATGGCGCGCACCCTTCTCGGGCCGCCGCCTCCTCCACCGCAGAACACCTTCGGTCTTCCGCCGGGAACTCCAGGCACCGCGGTTGGCCCCGAGCAGCTGATGCAGCAGCAGATACAACAGCTGGTTCAGCAGGGCATGGACCCGCAGCAAGCGCAGATGATGGTCCAGCAGCAACAGCAGGCCCAGCAACAGCAGCAGCAGGCCCAGCAACAACAGGGCAGCCAACAGCAGCCACAAGGGCAGCAAGCTCAAGCTGCATAATTCAACCAATCGCTGAGCGGGCGTGATGCCACGAGATGTTCGTGGCTGCGTTCTACCCAGACAAGGGGCTGGGTTCTTGCGTCATGAATCACCGCTCAGTGGTTGGGACTATTCAGGGAGTAATACATTGAAGCCAACAGTCGGCAGAATCGTCCATTACACGAACCTGGGGGACAAGGACGGCAAGTATCCGCCCCAGATTATAGCCGCCATCATAACCAAGGTCGACGCGAGGCATGACGCCGTTTCCGACGAAGAGGATGGCCATGTTGTCTCCCTCAAGTGCCTCTATCCTACTGGCGTCTTCGACGTGCCCAACATCGAGTTCACACATGCTGACGCAGGTTCGGAGGGTGCCCGTGGTCGCTGGACCTGGCCAGCGAAGGCGTGAGCGACTTTGACAAGATGGTGGCCTTTGGTCACTGGCTGGAGATGAAGCGCGTGCAGATGCACAACGAGCTCTTCGCTACCGCCGTTAGCAAGCTCCATCCGGAAGCCGCGATTCGAGTGAAGGCTGGCCACGTCGAGGCCTTCACCCAAGTGTTGGAGGTGTTCAAGGAGCTTTATCACGGCGACTTGAACAAGTTCATGGTCGAACGTCTCGGGCAAGCACCCGAGGAAGAAGAGGATTCAGATGTTTCACACGCTTAATGAGGCGCTCGCCTCGTTTGATCATCACAAGCCCAATGATGACCAGGTCAACCGCATTCAGATCATTCGCGGAGCCGCCAAGGTCTTCGTTGCCGCTGTCTGGGCCCAGTGTCCCAATGGCCCCGACCGAATAGTTGCCGTTCGCTACATCCATGAGGCGATGATGACTGCCAACAAGTCAATCGTCCTCGAAGGGGAGGTTACCGGCTAATGGAGATAGCAGACGTTCTGCGTGTCAAGGCGGAGAGTCAGAACCGCCTCGTTCAGCGCGCACTCGTTGCAGAGAACATTGCCGAGGCCCTTGAGAGAAGCATAGCCCCGCTAGGGACCTACAAGATCCCCGGCATGCTCGACCGTCGCCGGTTGGAGTTCGGCATCCCTAACGGATGCTTCGAGCACTTTCCGTTGTACGACAAGGTCTACATCTGGCAGCTCAACATGAGCGAGCGCACCACCTATTCAGAGGGTGGAGCCATCCTCAAGCCGGAAGCTCGCAAGGCTCACGACCGAGCCACCGCAGCTCGCGGCATCATCGTGTCGGCTGGCCTCGCCGCTCTCGACTCGCTTCGTTCTACCGGTGTGGACATCGGACACATCGTCAGGTTCAAGAAGTTCTCTCCGTTCATCCAGGTTGTTCAGGAGATTAGCGGTGTCGAGCTCACCGTGATGACCATGCGTGATGGCGACGTGGTCTCCTCTGAGGACCTGGCTCGTGACTTCCACGATGGGCGAGTTCGCATCGTCAACGTCTCACAGGAGAAGGGCGGCTATGACCACCGTTTTGAGAGAACGCTTGAAGACGGAACCGTGGTCACGACGGGGCAAAAGGTCGCCGCGTACTATGACCCCTCTGTTTGACCGGAACGAATTCCAGCGAACCTTTGGCCGCCGACTGAGCGCTTGCCGAGTTGCCAAGAACTACAGTCAAGACCAGTTCGGCGAGAAGACCGGTTACCACCGGCAGACAATCAGCAACCTCGAAAGAGGCCTCACGTGTCCATCGCTCGTAGCGGTGTTCTTGTTCGCCGAGGTCCTCGAAGTGAGTCCAAAGACACTGCTCTTTGGTGAGTGAAAGGAGCCCCATGGCTGATGAGATCGAAGTCGAGCTAGATGACAAGAAGGATGAGACTCCAGTCAGTTTCATCGAGGACGGCGACGAGACAGTCGTTACCGTAGGCAAGGAGAAGCAGGATGGTGGAGGCCGAGGCGATGACGAGCGCTGGCGACAAGCCGAGCACAATCAGGCGCGTCTGGCGAACGCCTTTGACGACCTTCGCTCGCGGCTTACTAGTGGTGGTGGCCCTAACGCCAATCCGGCGCCCGCCCAGAGCGACCCTTGGAAGGCCCAAGAGGACGCCATCTCCGAAGAGGAGCGAGCCCTAGGCATCCAGTGGGAGGCCCACAAGGTCAGCGGCATCTTCAGGAGCAAGCCAGAGCTCCTGCGTGAGTTCGACGACAAGGCTCGCGCTCTCACGCAGCGCCGCAACAACATCGCAGCTGAGCGCGCTGTCCAGAGTGCGATGCCATCGTTCATCGCTGCCGCTCAGCAGCAGCAGTACCGGGCCAAGTACAGCGACGTTCAGACCAATCCGAACGCCAACCGCTATGCGCGTGGTCACTACGACCAGCTCATCGCCCGTGGCTACCCGGATACCCCCGACACCGTTGACCTCGCGATGAACGCAGCTCGCCGTGAGTTCAACCTCGGCGGCGCTCGCTCGTCGCCAACCGACCGCGACCGCGACCAGCTCACTGGCTACTCCAACACCCGAAGGACGAACATGGAACCGAAGAACAACACGGTGAAGATGGGCAAGTCTGAGAAGGTCATGGCGATGGCCATGTACGGGCAGGCCTTCAACGGCGACGAGAAGAAGGTCTACGCGACCTGGGCGAAGAACGTTGGCCTCCGTGCCCAGAAGGCCCAACAGCGCGCCCGCAACGCTCGCTGATAGGCGTCGCCCACCTAGTTAAGTCATCCAATAGTTGGATTGTCCTTTGGACAAGACCAGCACAGAATCAAGGAGGCGCTGATGCAGCGCACACGAGCTATCCGGCACCGACAGAGCCCGGACCTCAATCAGACGAAGGTCACACCAAGGACCCGTCCGACACACGAAGCTGGACATGATGGCCAGCTCATCAACCCGAGCCCGGAACGCAAGTATGTGCTGGCTCCCAAAGACACCCAGCACCCGATGTCCTTCGAGCTCTACCTCAGTCACGGGTACCGACTCGAAGACGCAACACCGGATGGCGTTCGCATCAACTTGGGTGAACCTGTTGTCGTAGGTCAACCACTCGCCTGGCGAGGCAACTTCCTACTGAGTTGTAGCCTGGAGCGATCCCAAGAGATCTTCCTCAAGGGACCAACGGGTCTCACGGGTCAAGAGTACTACGACAAGCTGATGAGCAAGATCAAACGTGATCAGCTCGAAGTTCCCGTGAGACCCGTTCGTGGCCTTCGAGGGGAAGTCGACATCAGCGAGCTAGAGCAGAACCCTGACCCTAGCGAGGCTGTGTTCAGAGAATAACCACTCCTAATCCCGGTTGGGGAAAGCAGACAACACCATGGCTGACAATCGCAAGAAGTACGGCATCCGCTTCCATTCCACGCAAGGGGGCGGCGGGCGTCCAGCATGCATCGAAGGCATCGTCGCCTCCGCCTATGCTGGCGACCATGGTGGCTCTGTTGGTATCGCCATTTGCGATCCCGTCGACTACCTGGCTACCGGCTTCATGGAGCTGACGAACGACACGGCGACTCGCGACACGCCGTTCGGTGTCGTGATGAGCATCGCCAACGCCAAGGTGGATGCAAACGGCAAGGCCAGGCCGGCAAACTACCTGCCCAGCGGCACGACCTATACCCTGGAAGAGACGACCAGCAAGCTCATCGTTGCGCCGTTCTCCAACCACATCTGGGAGATGGACGTCGATGATGCTGTCACCGCGACGACCCTCGCGGCCTACCGCGCGCTCGTCGGCTCCAACGTCGACATGGTCTTCGTTCGCGACACGAGCCAGCCCGACAAGCCAAGGTGCGGCCCGGTGCTGGACATCTCGACGGCAGCTGCCACCGCCGCTCTCATGTGGCGAATCGTTGGCGTGAGCAAGACCCGTGAGAACGCCGACTTCTCAGGGGCCAACGTCAAGATGCTCGTTCAGCTGAACCAAGGCTTCGACCCGACGCTGAACGGCGCGACGGGCATGGCGGGCATCTAACGCCCAATGGTGGGGCGCTACTGGTGACCAACCACCGGTAGCGCCCTCCACTACCTCTCAACGAATAGGATAGACGAACATGGCAGGCGAGGTCTTTACCGGCGCTATTGCGATGAACCTCAAGGAAACACTTGAGGAGGTCATCACTGACACGCTCGATGGAGTCGAGTCGAACCTGGATTATCCCGAGTGGATGATGAACAGGCCGATGACCGACAACTATGAGGACGACCAGGAGTACTCTGGCGGCGGCCTCCTAGCGGAGACTCCGGAGGGCACCGAGATTGCCCCGCTCACCATCACTGAGGGTTACACCAAGCGGTACCAGGCTAGGAAGTTCGCCGCGAAGTACATCATCACCGAAGAGGCGATGGATGATTCGAAGTACCCGAAGGTCATTCAGGCCATCAAACGCCTGAAGCGAGCCGGCTTCAAGACGGCGGACATCGATGCCACCAACCTTCTGGTGAGGGCAACGAACGCCGCTTTCCCAGGTCCGGATGGCGTCGCTCTCGCGTCTACAGCTCACCCGCTGGCTGCCGGTGGGACGTTCTCCAACATGGCGGCCGTCGCGATGG